TAGATACCCAGATACAGATTTTGTAAGAGATATTATTATTATGAAATTTGACAAAATTGTGCGTGCATATAGAAGAAAATAAGAAAGAGAACTTACCGGCACACCAACATGCACCGACAAGTTCTCTCTACCATCAATATAGCAAATTTCTACTTTTTGTCAAATAAGAAAGAGTGGATGGCGACGCCAATGTGACACCGTATCCACTCTCTACCATCAATATAGCAAAGCTGGTATGAATTTCAAGGTACTAATTTGGAAACAGGCACTTTTATGGGAAGTGCTTTTTCTTTGGTCAGGTGATCAGACATTAAATGGTCCACTTCATGGATGGCGATCCTAAAACGCATCTTTCTTTTGGTGATAGTCAAACACCTAAAAGACTTAAGAAAAAGGAGATAAACATATGAAGACAGAGGAATTAACACAGATTGGTTTAACAAAGGAACAAGTTGAAAAGGTATTTGAAATGAACGGCAAGGATCTGACAGCTGCAAAAGAAGCAGCGAAGACAGAACTTCAACCAACAATTGATGGTCTGAATACTCAACTCACTACCGCAAAGGAAGCAATCAAGAAGTTCGATGGTGTGGATGTGGATAAGCTGACAAAGCAAGTTCAGGATCTGAATGCACAGATGGCCGCACAGGACAAAGATTTCAAGCAACAGATTGCCGAGCGTGATTTCAACTCAATCCTTGAGAAATCAATCACCACCGCAGGGGGAAGAAATGCAAAGGCAGTTACCGCAATGCTGGATCTGGATGCTTTAAAAACTTCCAAGAATCAGAAGGATGACATTACAGCAGCAATTGAAGCTGTAAAGAAAGATAACGATTATCTTTTTGAATCAAAGGAACCAATTAAGAATCCAACAGGACCAACAGACAATGGTGGTGCTGGCAAGGGCAATTCTTTCTCAATAGATGTTCAAAAGATGGAAGCCGCACGCAGGGTTATGGGACTTCCAGACAAAAAAGAAGGAGATAAAAAATAATGTCAGCAAATGATATTACACTTTACAAGGCGTATATTGATAACCTCGATGCAGTTTATCAGGATGCCTCAGTAACAGCTGTCCTCGATGGTGCTAATGAGTTAGCAAGCATGGGACAGAACGCAGGAGAAATGCTTATTCCAAAGTATGACATGGATGGCTTGGCTGATTATCATCGTACAGATGCTAATGGTTATGCTGAAGGTGGCGTTTCTCTTACATTTGAAACAAAGAAATGCAATTATGATCGTGGACGTGTATTTAATATCAATGATATGGATAACGTTGAATCAAATGGCATTGCTTTTGGCAAGCTTTCCAGTGAGTTTATCCGCACAAAGGTTGCACCGGAAATTGATGCGGTCAGACTTGCAACGTATGCCGGCAAAGCTGGTGGACATGCAGCAGCGGCATTAGCTACAGGTGCAGATTGGATCAGTGCATTAACAGCTGCATCTTTGGCACTTGATGATGAGGAAGTACCGACAAATGATCGTGTTTTGTTCATCCAGTCATCGGGTCTGAAAGCAGTCAACAATATGCAGACAATTGATTCAAAGGCAATCTTTGGAGATTTTGCGGCTGTTGTAAAAGCACCAAAGAAGAGATTCTATTCTGCAATTGATTTACAGGATGGCCGTACAAAGACGGAAACCGTTGACGAAACAAAAGGCGGCTTCAAACCAACAACAGATGCTAAGTCTTTGAATTTCCTTGTTGTTTCCAGATCCGCAGTTATTCAGTACATGAAGAATGTTGTCAACAAGGTCATCAATCCTGCTGAGAACCAGGATGATGATAAGTGGAAGTTCTTCTACCATCCATACGGTATCAATGAGGTCTACGACAATAAAGTCAAGGGCATTTACTACCATTCAGTAGTCTAAGGCGGTGGAGAATGTCAAAGAGAATTGGAGTGGATCCAGAAGATTCACAGGTGGTAACACCAGAGGAAGAGCCTGAAAAGGATTCTTCCTCTTCTGATAAGAAAGCCACTAAAAAGTAGTATATAGAGACTGAGAGAGAGGTGCATGGTCATGAGTTTAATCTATGCTGATTTGACTTTTTACAAAGAAAAATACCTGTTGGGTGATGATTCTGTCATCCCTGATACAGCATTCAAATACTATGCCAACAAAGCTTCCATAAAAATACGTAACATGATCCGTTTGGACATGTTAGACATTACCGATGATTCGGAAGTTACGGAAGAAATGCGTATGGCTACGTGTGAGATTGCTGAAATCCTTTGCACTTATGATCAGAAGACGGTGAGTGATGCATCATCTGATGAAGATAATGCTATTCCTGTTGGTGTATCAAGTGAAACGGTGGGGGATTACAAGGTGAGTTATGCAGCTAACTCGGAGGCAGACAGAGACAAAAGAAAAAATCAGACTATTTCTGATTCTATTAAAAAGTGGTTAGGTCCTGCTGGTCTGCTGTTCAGAGGGGTAATCTGATGTATACGAATGATACATGCACTCTCTTTCTTGCTTCTATGAATTATCAGAAATTAATTATCCAGAAGACATTCATTGAAAAACGTTCGCTCTATGAGCAGTCAAAGATTGGGCTTTCTTATACCGAAAATGCATTTTGTATGTTCAAAGGTCATACAGATCTGAAAGGTAAATTTAACGAAGGCAAGGACTTTCTGATCAAAGGAACATCAGATATAACGATAGATGTTTCAGATGAAGCCAAAAAGAGACAGACGCTTATCAATATTAAAAATGCTGGCGGTACAACGATTATGCAGGCTGATTATAAAGACTTTGGGTCCGCAAGTATGCGGCACTGGGAGTTATCATGCAGATAGTTGCAAAACTGAAATTAGATGATATTGAGACGATTCTTGAAAAGCGTGGTCTCGGAACAAATGGAAAAGTCCAGAAGTTTATCGATTCAGAATGTATAAGACTTATGAAGCCCTATACACCTAATCTGAACGGAGTTCTGATAGATTCCGCAACAATGAATTCGGTAATCGGATCAGGTAAGATCGTGCAGTATACACCTTATGCCAGGTATCAGTATTATGGACAGCTCATGGTTGACCCAATCACTCTGAAAGGATCATTTTATGATTCAAAGACAGGAAGACACTGGAGCCGACCAGGTATACCAAAGATAATGGATCCTGAGGGAAGAAGTTTGAAATACAACACAGTAAAGAGTCCGCTTGCAGGATCCCATTGGTTTGAACGTATGACATACGACCATAAAAAAGATATTGGTGATGGCGCTGCAATGATTGCAGGAGGAAAGTTCAAAGAATGAATGTAATTGAAACAGTGAAGCAGATCCTCACAGATTGCTCATTGATGGATGATTTCAACAACGGTGTTCACATCGACTATACAGAGGCTAAGGATAAAGATATTGGTATGTTTCCTATAGGACCATCAAAGACAGGTGAAGACCTGATCGGAAATGAGAAGTATAAGATTTCATTCCAACTTTATACCGGCCTTTTTGCTTTTGAAGATAGTGATCGCCTAGGAAACAGTGATTTCTTAACAAAGCTCACCTATTACCTTAACAAGCAGAAGAACATAGCAATCATTGAAACGGTTGATGGAGAAGAAATGAGCGGGATCATCAATAAAATTGATGCTGCCAATGCTCTGATCTTTGAAGTTCCGACCGGAGATATCAATGATGGTGTTCGATACCAGTTACAGTTGTCGGTGAATTATATCATTAAAACAAATGATGGCATTTAACAGAAAGGAAGATGAAAAATGGCATTAGACGTATTGAAAGCAGGAGCGGCGATTCCTCGCAAGTATTTGGCACATTTTATCAACGCCACACCAGATGCAGAAACTGCTTCATGGGTTCGACTCGGTGATGATCTCGAAGAGTATAAGGATGAATATTCTGCTGATGTAGATAAGAAAAAGAACATCCTTGGAGAAACAAAGGTTAAGGTTAAAGATTATGAGGTTTCTGGATCTGTTGATCCATATTATGCAGTAATGGGTGAACCATTATTTGCATGGCTTGAAAACATTGCAAGAAAGAGACTTGTTCTGGATGCTTGCAAAACTCAAATTCTTACCGTTCGTTTGTGGGATGGTGCAACTGGAACATATGTTGCAGATGAAGAAGAGGTTGTCGTTGAAATTAAATCTGTTGGTGGTGACACTTCAGGTGTAGCGATTCCGTTCGATATTCATCATACAAACAAGATCACAACAGGAAAGTACAACGAAACTACAAAGACGTTTACAGCAGATACTGCAGCATCTGGATCTGGATCATAATTCAGTTTTAAATCAATATAACATAGCCCGT